CGAATCTCTTCGGCAAATTGATCAATGCTTTCATTTACATTTGCATAAATCATACCAAGCAATTGGTGATATTGTGGAAAGTCTGGACCTTCTACATTCCAATGATAGTAGTGTGCTTTAAGTTGGTAGGTGTAAGAGGTTGCAAGTGCAACTTTCATTTCGCTAACAAGTTCTTCCATTATGCCCTCTTCTTAGTTCCAATGCTATACTTGGTAATAAGTTCCCAATCATCTCTTTCGTTATAAGATAGAATCTTAATCTGAGACAATGGTGCAACAGGTGCTTCTACAGCATTTCTATTTACAACTTTTACCAAACCCCATTCTTCTAGTAGTTTGGCAATTGTATTTCGTCTACCCATGTCATTGTCATCAAAGTCTGTTCCTTTGCCATCTAATGCAAATAGTTCTTTGAAGTGTACAATGTAGTACTTGCCTTTCTTATGTAGAATATGGCAAGACTGGTATAGTTTTTTATCTTTTCTGGATGCAACGCCAATGCGGGTCAATGTTTCTCTCACTTTTAGAAAGTCATCTTCTTCCTTCAGCGTCACCTCTAACAAATTTTCAACGCTCATTTTTCTTCTCCTTAGTGGTGGGTCCACCTTTTTCTAATTTCGATTTTATAGTTTTTATTTGTTCATCGGTGAGAAGTTTAATGATATCCTTAGATTTTGATTTACTATAGCCAAAATATTCCGAAATGATATCCACTTCCTCAATCTTTTCTTTTTTCAACCACTTGCTCCAACGCTTCCGTGGTCTCACACTATTTAGTAAATAGGAGAATTGAGGTTTTTTGTCTAGTAAACATAGGCGATTCATCTCGTTAGCATAGAGAATCGTATCGGCAAAAAAAGATAATCCACGATTTGTGATGTAAGGATCGTACACCTTTTCTGCTAATTCATCGTTATCAGAGCCGACCATGAGGTTCTCTTTGCTCTGATTAATTGCATTAATATAGTCAAACGGATTCATGATGTATAAGGTCCAGTTATAAAATTAATAATATCAGGTACGTAGTGGTCGGTTTTGCGAGTCACTACATTGATTATATCATGAAATTTATCATAGGGATACTCGTTTCTTCCGTAGTTCGCAAGACGGCAACATATGACTACATTTTCTTTTGTGTAGTCTCCGTTATCGTCAATACGATCTACTGATGGCGCAAGAGGATGTTTACGCACATAATGGGTGTAAGTAGCATTGAGTAGATTAAAGTCTAATGGTATTTTAAACCAATAGCAAACTCTGCCTTGTGCGTTCCAAATGTCTTCTAAGTCTTTTACTGTAAGAAAGAGTTTCTTTGGTTGCCAATCATTAGCCACATCTTTCCAACGCTTGTAGTTTGTAGAAGAATCTATTTTCCACTCTTGTGTGCGTTCATCTAAGTAAATTGCGTTTCGTTTGATTGTGTTGTGCAATCTATCGAAACCTGACAATTTTCGTCTTGTCATTTTGCTTCACATGACGCCATCACTTCGGTGAGAAACGCAACCATGTTAATTTCTTGATCTGCAACAAATGCAGACTTGTATTGATATTCACCAAGAAGAACCACAAGTTGTGGAACAGATTGCGGCGTAAAGTGTTCAACAGCATTATCAAAGAAGTTGCGATATAGAACCGCGGGTTCGTTATCTAGATTATCAACAACCCACTTACGCGCAGTTGAAAAGTCTTTGTCTTTGATCGCTTGCATGAGTTTCTTCATTGAAACATCGGAGATGTTTGCAAGCAAGCCTGTATCGATTTTACCCGTAGCAGAATAACGCTGAAGTTCATTGAGAACCCTGCGCCAATCGGGAAAGTGTTTGAGAATTAATTCTGCTACAACCTTCTGATCGTATTCAACCTTTTCGTTTTTAAGAATCATCTCCACTCGCTTCATAAACTGTGCCGCGAGTTTTGGCTTATCAGATGCCGCTATTTTAAACTGTACAACGGAACATCTGGAATGTAGGGGAGCAATGATACGGTTAAGAAAGTTACAAGTGAGTATAAAGCCACAATTAGCAGAATACTCTTCCATGAAGTTACGCAAAGCAGGTTGCGTAGACTGTGGGTTAAGGTAGTCAGCCTCGTCAAGAATGACATATTTTCTTCCGCCTCTAAAAGATATAGTTGATGCAAAGTTTTTAATTTCATTGCGTAGTGTGTCAATGTTACCATTCATAGAACCATTGATCACAATGTAAGAACAATCAAGTTCTTCAAGCATTGCTTTCGCAACAGTAGTCTTACCCACGCCAGGTCCACCAGCGAGAATAAGATTTGGTACTTCTTTTTGATTGACAAACTCGGTGAAAGTTTGCTTTAGATCAGTTGGCAGAATTGTGTCTGCAATTTTTTTAGGGCGATACTTTTCTACCCATAAAAAGTTTTCCATCATATAGCACCTCATTCATAACATAAAAATATATTCTAACATAAAACATGTTAGAGTGCAATTAGGTTGTTAAGACTCTTTTCCAATCGTCTTTAACCTTGATATAGAGTTGACCATCAGGTCCGACCATCATGCCAACTCGAACATCGTTCTCTGTACCAGGAACAAGTTTTGGTCCACCAAGCGTACTAGTAAACACAAATGGTGATGGGTTAGGTTCACGCGGTGCAACTTCACCATAGGTTCTGTGAAGTTCTAAAATACCTGCTGGTGCAAACTCTTTAATCTTCTCTACTACTTTTGGATCGACTGTCGGTAGAGAAGGAGGTGAAGAGGGGGCTTGTGTTTCCACTACACGTTCCACAATCACAGGAGCCGCCAAACCTCCCAAGAACGCCCCAAAGATACCTGCCCCCTTCGCTGATCCCGTCAGAAAGTTTCTTCTTGAATTCATCGGTTTCAAGCCTCATACTTAGAACCAACTTCGGTCGCAATCCAATACTCTAGTGGGTCTTTCTTAGACTTGAAGTGTGCAACACCTTTTGAAGAGATTTGTACTTCATAGTCACCAGGAATCATCTTGAAGTTTTCTGTAACAAAGATGAATTGGAATTCTGCATCAGTATCGCCTACGTCAACAGAGAAAACATCAGAGTCTTGATTCTTCACATCAACTGCGGCGATAGAAATTTTCTTACGATTACCTCGCACAGCAATGTTAGGTAAGCCAAGAACGCCTGATAATTTGAGAACCTGTGCAAGGCTATCTTTTGTGAGTGTAAATTTCACTTCGGCATTTTGCACCGAAATGTCATTGTCTGGTGCAGATACAACCATAGTCTCATCGGAAAGACCATAAGTTGTTTTTGATGTGCCAGATGCAATCTTCACGTTGCCGGTGCCAACAGTCAAGTCAGGATCGTTCATTGAAGATAGAACCGCAAGAAAACGATTCAAATCGTAGATTGCAAAGTTCTTGTCAAAAGATTCTGTGACAGTTGCTTTAGCAAGTACGTTTTGTTGTTTGCTTACAGTACGCAAGGTGTTGCCAGACTTGAAGACTAGCCCTTGGTTGATTGTCGCAAAGTTGCGGAGAACATTGACCGTGTTTTCAGATAATTTCATCATTTATTTCCTCTCATTCATATCATGATTATGTAAAGCAATTATAGCATAGTGAATAATTTTTAGCAAGTCTTTGCGATTGTATCCATCTTTCTTTCCGTAGCGTTGTGCATACTTCATGATGTTACCGATACAAAAACCATCACCATGCCCGCCATCAAGAATAAATTCGGTTGCTTGAAATTTATTTCTTGAATAGTGTTGCCCATAGGTGGCATCTACATAACTTTTCACTTCGGCGAGTATTCGATCTTCGCTGTATTTGTATGAAGGAGAGTATTCTTCTCCTTCTACAGGCGCCACCGTAAGTTCAGTCTCAATTTCTACTGTGGGTAGAAGTTCATCATCAAATTTAGGCATCATTTATCCCTTATTTTTTAGGTGCATTATCACTTGCAGTAGGTGATGCACCAACTGCGGCGAGTGCGGCAAGAGAACCGCCAAAGATATAAGTACCTGCGTGTTTCAATTTAATCCAAGG